ACTACTTGATACTATTGAAAGTGTATCACCAAATTCATTCTTTAGTGTTGATTCATCTGCGTATATATCTAATGCTGATGCCAATATTGGGTCGTTATCCATTGCATCAAAATCTCTAAAAACTTCTCTACGAACTTGTTGGTATGCCATTGATTGAGCACCACCTGCTTGTTCGAAGAAACTTTTTTGTAGTTTCGTATATCTATCTCTTAAAGAAGATAAATTTGTTTGTTGTCTTTCATCGGTATCAACAACTTTTCTCTTACCGTCCTTATCAACAGTAACAACTGCTTGAGTACGAAAGAGTTTAGTTAATCTACCAAAAAATGAAGTATCTGCCATTTTGTTCCTAATTTAAATTATAACCTTTATTTGTTTTTTGTTTTACCATTTTCTACAAGACCAATATCTTGCTTTGTGTCTTGGTCCTGGTGAATCACAATTGTGTCTAGCTCTAAATGCTTTTCTTGCATCTGGATTATTCTTTCGAATAGACATTGTTTTTTCTCCTGATTTCTTTGCTGAACTTCCTCCATGTCCAAAGTTAACTTTTACAACGTTACCTTGTGGGTTTTTGACATATACCTTAAATTTTTTAACATCACCTTGCATTGGTTTTCCAAGTTTAACCGTTCTACCTTGATACTCAGCTTCATTCATATCAGATTTGTATTCTTTCATGAATTCACAAAATTCTTTTATATCGTGGTAATTTTCGACATTATATTCTTCTGTGTGGATTTCTTCGTTAAGCAATTTTTTTAATGATATCATAGCTATTTCTCCTTATATTATAAATATATAGTTATTTAATTAACCAAGTTAAATCTTCATTACTATCCCCAACCCTCATTTTCCATGGGTTTTCATCCATAGAAGCATTACCACCAAATCCCATTCCAGCAACATCTAATTGATGTGCTCCAATTCCACCTAATGCCTGTTTAGTTAAATCAATTCCCTCTTGTCTTAATCGAAGTGCAGTATCTCTAACCCATAATGATATTGCAAGGGACATAGTTAAATCATCATTATATCCTCTCATTGCTTCTGCTCTATTACCACTCCATATAAATGTAAATAATTCATCTATTGTTCTCTGTGAACGAATGGTTACAGATTTTTCTCTGATGTATTGTTCTAACTTAGAAATGATTAAAGGTCTTGTTTTGGAAGTTGTACTAAAACCTGCAGTTAATCCTTTATCTTGTGCTCTATATTTGTTTGTTAATTGATTCTCTACATCTACATACTTTAAATCCTTACTCATATAGAAAAGGTTTCCATATCCTCTATCAATTACTTGTTGTATTACTGCCCAACCAATATTTGCGTTTTCAATTACGAGTAATGCATTATTATATTCAGTTGAAAGTGAAACTAAAAAGTTCCCAAAATCTTTTGTATCTAATTTGCCCTTATATTCGGCAACTTGAGATGATTCTTCTATATCAATTACATGACATGCCGAGAAATCGGCAGCATCTCCACGAGCAACATCGGCCACAACCATATATGATTTTGTGTAATTTGGGTATTCCCATTTCCAAAGATTTCCATCAAACCCAGTCTTTTCCATTGGTTCTTGAATGAATGATTCTTTATAGAACATAAGGAGTTGAGGGTCTATCACCGTATCACCAGAACTTACAAAATCACAATCACATTCTTGTGCTGCTCCTTTTGGTCCTAATAAAACTTCTTGCTCGTCTCTCCATGCTTGGTCTCTTTCTGGATGTACACTCCAATGTAATCTAATTGTATTAAATGTATTGGTTTCATCTTCTGCACCTACCCAAGTTTTGTGAAAGAAATTACCTACACCATTTGGTGTAGAAAGTATAATTGCGTTACCCCCTGTCGATAGTGTTGATTGTGCAGATACCCATATATCTTCAATCTTATCAATAAACGCTGCCTCATCAAATACTAATAAGGATAGTGCTTCAGAACGACCAGCATCTCCTGCTGCTGATGTTGCTTTTATCTGAGAACCATTTGAGTATCTCAGAGATAGTTTGTTATCCTCTACTGTTGTTTGTTTTAACCACGATGGTAGGTACTGATTCATCACACGAACTTTCGTTACCAAGTTTTTTGCAACCTCTTGTTTAGTTGCAATTACTAATACATTAAAATCTTGATTGAATAACATTTTCCAAAGAGAAAATCCAGCAGTTAAGGTTGAAATACCTGTTTGTCGAGATTTAAGAATGATGTTGTATCTATGTTCAGTAAATTGGTCTAGTGTTCTTTCTTGAAATTGATATAAATGAAAAGGTATCTTACCACGAACAGGATGTTGAATCATACAATACTTTTTCATAAAGTAGATTGGGTCTCCAGCACATTTCTGATACTCAAGTTTAATAATATCTTTTAAAGATTGTTTAGCCATTCTATTTTTTTCCTAGTTTCCAATACATAGAACCACCAACGAATGGTTTGTACTCACCAAGTTGATTTGATATACCAAGATTTAAACCATAGATGTTTAATTTCTTTGTTTTAAATAAAACATTACCACTAAGATTATTTAATCCATTGGTTTGGTCTATTCCTGTTCCAAAGCCAATATAAAATTCATTTTTTGGTAACTCTTTTACTATTGTAGTATTATAAACTGTTGGAATCTTAAAGAACCAATCGATTTCTCTTGATTCAATTCTATTTTGTGAAATGATATCAGTAAGAATACCAAATCCTAAATCTCCACTTGGTTTGTTACCCAATGAATCGGTAACTACTGGTGGAAAATCATATGCTAAACTTAATGTATCTTTTACTGTAACTTTTGAAAAGTAATCTTTGATAATTGCAAGTGAATCTACATCTACTGGTATTTCAACTTCTTTAATTACTTCTTTTGTAATGTACTTTGGTACATACTTTGTTACTTTAACTTCTTTTTCTACAAAAACTGTATCAGTTTTTGATTCTAATAACTCATATTGTTCTCCATCTACTTCTACAAGGGTCTTATCTCCATAATCTTCTCCACATCCTCTTAAAAATAAAATAATTCCGAGTAGAAGAAGAATTAATATCTCCCTCCATCGCTTAATCAATAAACTAAATATAATGCTCATAATTTTTTTCCCTTAACTTATCAAAAGCTTCTTCTCTTTTGACTTCTAATTCTTTAATTTCGTTTTCACCGTAATCAATCAGTTCTTGTATCTCGGCTTTAACTTCGTTAATTGGTTTTGGTAACTTCCATTTCTCTGTTATCTTACCGTCTGAACCGATTAATTCATATTCTTCTTTTAATTCTTCAATAGATTGTTTATATGAATCTAATTTAGCTTTTCCATACACAATCATTTTTGTCCAAACTTTATAATTTTGATATTCTTCCCATAACCCAGCAGTTCGTATTTGATGTTCTTTATCAATAGTACATTCCATACAAAATCCACCATTTTGAATAAATTTTAAATCTTTATCCGATTTCTTAATAGTTTTACATTCAGAATTTTTACAATTTGATTTTTCTTGAAGATAATTTCTTATTTCTTGAAAAGCTTCAGAGTTTTTTCCTGTCTTTAGGACATATCCTTCTTTTTTCTCATATCTATTATGTTCATCTTCCCAAACATCACCAACATTACGAGTTTCTTTTATTTTATCATATCCAATGGTAGTATTTTTATCATACTCACCAGTTTGTACCATATCTACCAACTTTCTACGAGTTGGGTGCATATACTTCTTCTTAAATTCTTTACCCATTTTTACATATTAGGTTATATTGTTACATATATAAATATATAAAAATAGAGAAACCGAAATTTTAAAAGAAAATACCTAGTATCTGATTTACGGATGCGAATGTACCTGTAAGTTTAAAAGTATTTCCTTTATATAAGAACACAATACCTTCATTCGGTACAATTTTCTTAGAACCACCAATAGATTTTAATCTACCAAGTTCTAATTTAAGTTTTTCAATCTTTTTTGGGTCACCTGATTTCTTAACATCTTTTATTGTCTTATCAATTCGTTTTTTCATATCACGAACAGCAGAATCAGCATTGACTGTTAATGCGGATGAGGTAAACTCTAACACTTCTGCACCAAGACCTAAGAAGATTTTTTCAAATTTCATTAAATTATCTTTTGATATCTTCTTATGATTATCTTTATCTGTTTTCTTAGCCCATTCTAATGTTTTTTCATCAGTAATGTTCTTTTTATCTAGTCTAAATCCTTTATCCATGAACGCCCATCTCTTAACTAACCCCATTTTGGTTTTGTTATCAAGTGATGAAGGTGAATTCTTATCAACCCATTGTTCCCACCACCCTTGGTGATAGTTTGCAACACCATCGG